TATTTTAAGGCAGTTTTCACAGTTGCCCAGCTGCTGCCACTTATAATTTCTTAACTTTGAATCGTTTGTCATTCTCCAATTTCTGATATTCGCGTGCGGTAATATCCCTGATAGTTTCGTGTTTACCGTTAATAATTTTCCAGCTGATTTTTGTCTCAATCATTTATTTCCCCTCCTTTTATTGACTTGATTATAGTATATAACATTTTATCTAAAAAGTCAAGAGGTACTTCGTTGTCAAAGTGGTGAGAAGTTAGGTAGTGCAAGGGTTAACACCTTGTGATATTTATTTTATTGCTGTCGGTTGTGTTGTTTTTTAAGGTTTAAGGCCTTAGTGTCTAGTGTCTGAGCTCCAGAACTTGAGCTTGAGGCCTGAGGTCCTGTGCTCCTGTAACCGCGGTCCAGTGCTTGAGGTACAGTACTAGTAACCCCCACCACACCACCTTCGCGTGCGAGATGCTTATATATATACTCCCCCCCTCACAATTTTTTATAAAAAGAGGTAGGCTAGAGTTGTAAAATGAGCTCCAGCGTGATATTATTATAATAAACAGGGGGTATTATATTGTAGATGGATAAGAATATTATTAACAATACACTGATAAGGATAATTTCAGAAATGGTTAATTTGTCCGTAGGAGAAACAAAACAAATGATTGTTGAATTAGCAGAATTGATACAAGAGGAAAGAGAGGGTTTAAATAAGTGGAGTGGATAAATAGAGGAGATAGGGATTGTAATCACACATGGGAGATGGAGGACAAGGACGACAAGTTTAGGAAGAAGGGAAAAATAGAACAAATCAGGAAGAAATCACGATGCGTTAAATGTGGAGCAGAGGTATTAAGGAAAGTATCGAGGAGGTATTAGTGATATGGAGGAGAAAGGAGAGGTATTCGACCCTAAAACACATATGACAAAGAGGACGGAAAAGATGTTAGACACATTTTTAGGCAGGAAGAACTATGCAAGGGAGAACAAGGAGGGAGCATCATTTAGGAGAGATTTCAAGGTTATATGGGAAGTATTAAGGGGAGAATTAAGGGAGAAGATAACAAATCCCAAGAAGATAGCCTATATAGCAGCCTACTCAATTTTAGGAAACGTAACATATGCAGCCAAATGTGCTGGAATAACGACAAGCACGGTATATCAGTGGAAGAAAAAGGATAATGATTTTAAGGAACAGTATGAGATAGCAGACCAAGCTCACCTTGATTATATGGAGATGGAAGCACAGAGGAGAGCATTAGAAGGAACAAGCGAAGATGTGTATTATAAAGGCGAGGTAGTAGGGCATGAACGTAATTACAGTGATACCTTGTTGAAATTTTTACTTAAGGGTAAAGACCCGGGTAAATATGGTAAGACAAACAAGATAGAAGTTAATAGCTCGGGAGGGGGAGATGTACAGGTTAACTTTGGCATCCCAGAGCTAAACCAGGAAATAGACACAGAAGAAGTAATAGAAGTGGGAGAATAACTATGACAAATCTTTTAGAAGGAATGAACCCTAAAGTAAGATCCGGGGACAAGGAATTCAGGAAAAATAGAGCAGCAAGAAACCAGACAAAGGCAGCCGACATAGAATTTAATGTAAACTGGTTACCACAGAAAAGACAGCTTAAATTTTTAGAAGCATGTGGACTATCGCACCCGTTTAATTATTATCTACACAAGAAGGAAGATGGAACACCTAAGATATATAGAAGAAAGAAAAGACCAGAGGCTTTAATGCCTCCAAAAGCAAGGGTTATAGGATATGGAGGTTCAGCAGGTGGAGGTAAAGGACAGCCAGAGAGTGGTTTGGTAGTAACACCTTACGGATTAAGGGAGATGAAAGATATTAGTGTTGGAGATAGAATTTGTTCTCCTACTCACGGTAACACACAGGTTATCTACAAGTATGATTTAGGTGAAACTGACATATACGAGGTTGAATTTGCTGATGGCACGTCATTAGAGGTTACATCAGACCATATCTGGAAGGTAGCAAAGCTAAGAGGTGGCAAAAACAAAAAAGGTTTAAGGTATTTTCTTACAACAACTGAACAAATAAAGGATAATCTAGTAAACGGTTACTATGATTTGCAGATACCACTACCAGAACCTATACAATTTACCAAAAGTTATAGATATAACTATAGAAACATAGACCCTTATGTCTTAGGTTGCCTTATCGGTGATGGTTCTATAGCTTCTGGCAGAGTTAAAATACATTCTGGAGATAAAGAAATACACAATTACTTTAAAAATGAATTTGGTGATAACTATTCCAATTATGGAACAGGTGAAGGTGCTGTCAGTAATAAAACAGGAGTTAAAGAAAACCTTAAAAAACTAAAGTTATGGGGTAAAAAGTCAGAAGATAAGTTTATACCAGACCAATATCTCTATTGGAGTATAGAAAAAAGGTTTGAATTAGCACAAGGTTTAATGGATACTGATGGAACTGTTGATAAAAGAGGTCATTTAAGCTATTGTACTGTATCTGAACAACTTGCTGAAGATGTAACAGAACTTATCAGAGGTCTTGGATACAGAGTAACTATGTCTAAAGCACAGAAAAGTTATTGTAATGGAGTTGAAAAAAGAGATAAATACAGATTATATATACAGGGCGATAAAAAAGATAAATTATTTAATCTTCCTAGAAAGAAAAATAGATGTGTTGAGCGTGATTTTCCTACTCATAAGAAAATAACTGATGTTAAATATAAGCGTAAAGAACAGGCTTATTGCATTAAAGTATCCAACCCTAACGGATTATATGTTGCAGGTAAAGATTATATCCTAACCCACAACAGCGATGGTTTGATGATAGCTTTATTTGTTGGTATTTTATCTAACCCTGGAGCTAAATGTGGATATTTCAGGCGTACATTCACACAGCTAGAGGGTGCTGGTGGAGCTATTATGCGTTCTAAAGAGTTATTCAGTGAGTTTCCTGGTGCTAAATGGAATGGTAGCAAACATAGATGGACTTTTGAGAATCTAAACGGTGGTATTATCCAATTCTCACACCTACAAAACCAAGACAATGTTTATGATTACCAATCACAGCAGTTTGATTATATAGCTTTTGATGAATCAACACAGTTTACAAGATTTATGTACAGATACTTGATGACAAGAAATAGAGCAACCATCCAAGGTACCTTTCCACTATTTATGATGGCTACAAACCCTGGTGGTATAGGTCATCAGTGGTTTAAGAAGGAATTTGTTGATATAGGAGAGGTCGAAAAAGCTCATCTGGTTGAAGTTAGACCGGGTAAAAAAGAAAAACATATGTTTATACCAGCTAAATTAGAGGATAATATCATTTTAGAAGATAGGGACGCAGGTTACCGCGATGTTTTAGAAGGTATGGACGAAATAGAAAGAAAAAGACTGTTATATGGTAACTGGGATATACATGAAGGACAATTTTTCCATAAATTTAGCAAACAAACAAACACTATGGAATCATTTGAGATACCAGAATACTGGAAAAGGTTTATTTCCATTGATTATGGACTGGATATGTCTGCTGTTTACTGGTATGCCTTAGATGATTTAGGTTTTTATTATGTTTATAAAGAACTATTCAAACCTAATTTGTCTTTGTCTGACCTTGCAGTGGCTATTCACGAGAAAACATCACCACTAGAAAGAGATTCACTGGCTTATACCATAGCTTCACCGGATTTGTGGAATAGAAGACAGGAAACAGGTAAATCCGGGAGGCAGATACTTGTCAAAAACGGGCTTAAAGGATACGCTTTAAGGGCAGCTGACAACCGTAGAGTAGAAGGTTGGCGAGTAGTAAGAGAATATTTAAAGCCTATAGAAGACCCTTTCTTTGATGGTGAAGGTTCAGCCCCTAAAATAGCAAGAATAAGAATTTTTAACGATAAAGTAAGGAAATTACAGAACCACCTACCAGCTTTACAACATGATGATTCTAACTCAGATGACGCGGCAGGACAACCACACGATATAACTCACGCACCAGAAAGTTTTAGATACTTTTGTATGTCAAGACCTCCCCTTAAATCACTGACAAAAGAAAAAAAGGAGGATTTACTGACAGAAAGAGCAGAAAGAATGGCTAATAAGAACAAGTATACCGGCTATTAACTTGATAAAAAGGTAAAAGTATGATAAGGTAAAAATAAAGAAGTTGTTAAATTTTTACAACTTCCCTAAATAAATAGAGGTGGGGGAAATTTATAAACTTAAATGCAAAAGTTGTGGAAAGACTTTAGCAGAAGCAGACTTTAAAGGAATAATTAAAAAAAAGTGCCCTAAATGCACAGAAATGAACATATATATTAAGCAGCCAAGCGGTAAGATTTACGAATTTATTGAAAAGTAAATAAACCAGCAGCTCTAGCAGCTCCCAATGCGGGGAATAACAACCCGTGGAAGGAGTTGTTTTTAATTTAACACCAATAAATAGGAGGTTTTAATTATGCCAGACCCTAGAATCGCAGGACAAGCACCAGCACCTCAACAAGGTAGACAAGGACAGCAACGACAAGGTAGACAAGGACAAGACCCTATGAAGCAAGCACAAATGGAAATAGCACAAATGCCGCGTCCAGAACTAGAACAATTGGCTATGCAACTTATAGTAGAATTACAAAAAATACAAGGTGGAGGTCAACAAGGTGGTCAACCACAGCAAGGACAAGGACAGCCTTTGAGATAGCAGGAGGTTAAAAAGTGGATAATTTAGACAGAAGAACTTACGGACAAAAAGAAATCACAGAAGAAATAAAAAATATATTCACTTATTATGACGGCTATCGCAAGCAATTTGAGGATAAAGTCATAAAAAACTACAAAACTTTTATAGGCTATGTTGAAGAGGTGGAGGAAGAGGGCAAATCAAACCTCCATATACCTAAAACATATGAAATTTTAGATACTATTAGAGCTAGAATTTTAACTACTTTTTTCAATAATAGACCTTATATAGAATTTACTGCCATGCCAACAGCAGCAGAGGTTTCTAAGATGATTATTAACGAAGAAAAGGCAGAAGTAGCCGGTAGTTTTGTGGACGAACAGCTTGAAAAGAACAATATTAAGTCAGTATTTTATGATTTTGTTACTACAATGCTATTTGCACCGGCAGCTTTTGTTAGTGTTGGCTGGAGGTATAAAGAAGAACAAGTTAAAAAGAAGACAAAAGTACCAGAAGTTAATGAAAGAACACAATCCTACACAGGTGATTGGGCGTGGGGTATAGTTGAAAGCACTGAAACTATCTGGGACGATAACGAGATTAACAATGTTGACTTCTTTGATTTCTGGGGCGACCCTGATAGCACTAATTTAGATGATGCCCGCGGAGTATTCCATAGAGAATGGATAACTAAAAGCAAATTAAAGGATAAACTTGAGCTTTTAGCAAGAATAGGCGATGGTGTTGTTTATGATATTGATTTAGATAAAGTAACAGGTAACTCAAGAAAATCAAGTGAGGGTAAATACAAAAGATTATCCTCTGTAGGAATCTCATCTACAGGTAGCGACCCTTTCAAAAATAGTGAAGATGAAAGAATAAGCAGTAAAGAAGAAGTGGAGCTCTTACATTATTGGGAAGATGACAGACATACAATGTTAGTTAACAGAGAAGAAGTTATCTATGATGGTGCTAACCCTTACTGGCGTCATAGGAAGAAACCTTTTATCAAAGCTACATATGACCAGCTGCCAAACCAATTTTACGGTCTTTCAGCTGTTGAGCTCATTAAACCTATGCAGGAAGAATTAAACACTATGCACAACCAGCGTATGGATAATGTGAATATGCTCCTTAACAGTATGTGGAAGAAGTTAAGAGGTTCAGATATTACTGAATCCGACCTTGTTTCAAGGGCTGGTGGTGTAGTTGAAGTAGATAATATGGATGATTTAGAGCAGATACAGATGTCTGATATACCTCAATCAGCTTTTATGTCAGAACAAAAGTTAAGCTCTGATTTAGAAAAAGCCCTGGGTACTCCAGCTAATATTAGAGGTGGTTCAGCAGGCGGCGAACAATCAGCCACAGAAGCTAATATAATAGCTCAATCAGCAGGTACCAGGTTTGGAGTTAAGATAGAGTTATTCGCTTCGTTAGGCTTAAAAAGAATGGCTCATATGATGG